GCGGCATCGGACGCCATCCTGCGCGTTTTTACAAGCGCCCCTGGTGCCACGCCGCTAAGCTGCGGCCAATCCATCCAGGAGGTCAGGGCATGTTGAAGTCGAAGATGGTGGTGCTGGGTGCGGGATTGGCGCTGGGAAGTGGCGCGGCTATGGCCGCACCGGCCGAGTTCGACTGGCTGGCCGGGCATTGGTGTGGCGGCACTGAGGAGCACAGGCTTGATGAGGTCTGGCTACCCGAGGCCGGCGGCGCCTTGCTTGGGATGTCACGGACGCTGAGCCACGGCGATATGGAGTCATTCGAGTACATGCGTCTGGTGCCGGCCGGCAATGCGGCTGGCCTGCATGTGCAGCCGAACGGCGTGGCGCCGACGACATTCATCATTGCCGACCATGGCGCAAACTGGGCGGTGTTCGAGAATCCGCAGCATGATTTCCCGAATCGCATCGAGTACCGGCGTGATGGCGCTGCGCTGAAGGCGAGCATTTCCGGTCCGGGAGATGATGGGAAGATCCTTTGGATTCCGTTTGACTATCGTCGTTGTGGGGATTGAGTGGGCAAGGTGATACAGGGAGAGGGTTGGGATCTGATGGTTGGGAAGGCTCTGCTTGCCTGGGTGGCAATCCTGCATTGAACATAATATACAGACTGCGGCATTGCCCGCTTCCATGCCCTTGATTTCAAAGGATTTTGCGCGCGCGACGCCGGGTGCTGCGACCACTACCAGCATCAGTACTGCCGCCGCCGCGCTTAGCCTGTCCAATACCGACCTCCACACCCTGCGTTCCACCGGAGAGGTCGCTCGCTCGGCGTGAATTTTCGCCATCCACATGGCGCCGTCGAGCTTGCCCAACTCACTGATTTGCGCAATTCGCTCATCCGGGATGGGCGCTGTGCCCTTGCGCCACGCGTGAAGAGTCTGTCGCGAAACTCCAAGACGTGTGGCTAAGCCCATGTCTGAGTTGAAGTTTCCCCCTGCGCGTGCTTGGTCAAGCAGGTCGGCAATGGCGTTCATGTAAGGATTCCATTTGACACCTCGTTAGGAGATCAGCTTACATCTGCTCCCGTCAGGATCAATCCTGACACCCGCTACCGGCACCCCAAGGCTGTTGGCGGGTTCCCTTGGGGGCTTGGGGCAGGGGATTGGGATGATCGATCCGTTCATTGCCTTTGTGCTGCTGGCGGCCATCGTGGCCGTTTCGATTGGCAGCGCCAAACTGGTTTCGTGGTGCCTCGACCGGCGTGGGGAGTCTGACCGTCGGAGCGCACGCGAAGCCGCCTTCGTAGTCCAGGCACGCGCCGAAGTGGCCGCCACCGGCTGGACCGCTGAAGACGAAGCCGGGTTCCAAGCCATCCGCGCCCAGCAAGGCGTTTCCCTGAAGCACATGCGGGAGTCGATCCATGGCCGCTGAGTGCTTTGTCATCACCAAGGCGGATTGGGATCAGCTGATGCAGCTGTTCGCCGGAATGTTCCTGCTGCTCGCGTTCTGCGTCGTGTTCTCGCCATTCGATCTGCATTCGTGGGAGTACCGCGTGCGCCGCTATCTGCGTCGCCGCCGCATTGCGCGCATTCGGGAGGCTGCTCATGGTCGTTGATCGCCCCATGCGCGCTCTCGTTGCCTGTGAGTACTCCGGGCGTGTACGTGACGCACTCCGCAGGCGCGGTGTTGATGCCATGTCGTGCGACCTACTGCCCACCGAAGCGCCAGGCCCGCATTACCAGGGCGACGTACGCGACGTTCTGTACGACGGCTGGGATTTGCTCATCGCCCATCCACCCTGCACTCATCTGGCTGTATCCGGCGCTCGCTGGTTCAAGCACAAGCAGAAGGAGCAAGCTGAGGCGCTGGATTTCGTCCGCCTGCTGCTCAACGCCCCGATTCCGCGGATTGCCCTGGAGCAGCCCATTTCTATCGTGGCCAGCCGGATTGCGCCCACGTCGCAGGTGATCCACCCATGGCAGTTTGGTCATGGTGAGCGCAAGACCACTTGTCTGTGGTTGATCAACCTCCCGCACTTGGTGCCAACGAACGTCGTTGCCGGCCGCGAAGAGCGTGTGCATCGCATGGCGCCGGGGCCGGACCGTTGGAAGGAGCGTTCCCGCACGTTCCAAGGCATCGCCGATGCAATGGCCGACCAGTGGAGCAACGTGGATCAGTTGCCGCTGATGCTTCTCCTGGAGGTGGCCAATGGCCGTTGATCGTGCGCGCTTCCGCATGGCCATCAGCGGCGGGGCAGGGGGCTTTTCCCCGCTTTCGCCCGGTGAAAAGGGGCAGCGGGCAGCGGCGGAGATTGGCCCGGGGAGTAACACGGGCCAAAAGGGTCAGCAGGACGCAATCATCGACTACCTGACCATTGTGGTCCGGCTCTCCGCACTTGAAGAGGTGAACTGCAAGAAGCTGGACCTCTTGCTGTTCCGCGTCTTCGGCTTCCGTGGCGAAGTGGTTGCTGGTGCGATTCGTGAGAAGAACTGGAACTTCTACGAGCAGTCGGCGGTGCTGATCGACCGGGAAAACGAAGTTGTTGGTCGTGTCGGCATCGGCGGCAAGAAAAGCACTGTGTGCCTCAGCCTCACCGGCATGGGCTGCAAGTGGATTCGTGACTGGGCGCGCGTCTACAAGCAGTGCGCCATGCTCGACGCCAAGATCACTCGCGTTGACTGCGCGCACGACGATTACGAAGGCGAACGCCTGGACGTGCATGCGCTCCGCGAGGTTGCCGCGCAGGGCGGCTTTACCGAGGGCGGATGCCCTCCGCGTCACCGCTTCATTTCCGATGAAGGCCACAACACCGGCTGCACTCTGTACGTCGGCGGCAAAGGCCACAAGGAACTGTGCGTGTACGAGAAGGGCAAGGCCGAGGGCCTGCCGTCCTCGCGCTGGGTGCGTGCGGAAGTGCGCCTGTACGGCAAGCACATGGAAATCCCGTTGGAAGTGCTGTTGAACCCCGGCGCATATCTGCGCGGCTCATACAGCGCCTTGCAGAACCTCATTACGGGCGTGTGCACGCGACTGCGCACGCTGCAAAAGCAAGTGGAAACCTCTGTCGAAGCCGGTATCGAGTGGGCGCATCGACAGGTAGGGCCTTTCCTTAACGTCCTTCGCGGAGCGCTCGGCGATTCATGGGCCGACTTCGCAGAGAGCCGCATCCTCCGTGACGGTCACCCCGGACGGTTTCGCGGAATTGCCAAGGGTGAACCACTCCATCGCTATGTGAGAGAAGAACTATGCCTATCTGCCGCGTGAAGTCGGCTGCTGTTGATGAACAGCACAACGCCAAGACCAATTCCATCATCCGCTCCCAGATGGTCGGCCTCGACCTGGGTAACGGCTTCGAACTGCCGTTCCGTGTCGGCCTCGGCCAGCGTCCGCCGTACCCGGCTGGCGAGTACGACATTGATCCGAAGTCGTTCGCGCTGTCGCCTTATGGCGACCTTGTCCTGAAGCGCTATGTGGACCTCGTTCCCATCGGCTTCAAGGCCGCTCCGGCGACGAAGGCGTAATGCCATGGCCGTGCTGATCCCTGCATGCCGCGAAGCCGATCTGGACACGGCTACGGGGACCTGCACGGCTGTGATCTGGATTCCTCAACCGGCGCTGCTGCCGGAACTGCCGATTGAGGATGCCCAGGCCATCGGAGCAAAGATCGCGCTCTTGTGGGCCTTGGCGTACGTGTTCCGGCTCATCCGCAAGAAAATCGAACAGTCCTAGGAGGACACATGCGCAAGATGTTCAACGCCCTGAAGGGCAAGGGTGCCGCACTCGCGGCTGTTGGTACCGCCGCGCTGGCCTCGGCGCCGGCATTCGCTTCGGGCGGCGGTGGTGGCGTCGACGTGGGCAGCGTGGTGTCGGCGATTCAGGGCGCTGCGGCCCCGATCGCTGCCATTGGCGGTGCCGTGCTGACCGTGCTGGTCGGCATCAAGGTCTACAAGTGGGTGCGCCGCGCGATGTAACGGCAACCGGGGGGCAGGGCCGACTCCCTCCCCCCGGTCTTCTAACGCCCGGGACAGGGCAGGGGGGCTTGGGATGGAAGGGTGGATTTGGCTCGGCGCATGGCTGGTGGCCTGCGCGATCATCTTTGTGGATTTCAACTGATGCACTGGCTCCTACGCGTGTTTGTTTCCGCGATTGCCCGTCGCATCGCCTACGTGCTGGTTGCCTTGGCGTTGGCGTGGCTAGGTATCAATGATGCTCATGCACAGGCTCAGCAGTGCGCAAATGCATCGGCGGGTTGCACAGAGCCTGGTGCCTATTCTGCATGCAGGTCTGAGCTGGCGTCATACGTTGCCGCACGAAAAGATTTCGCCAACCAGAATCTGGTGTGTGTCCCGACCGGAACCAAGGTCATCCAGTCCAGGTTCCAGTACAAAACCGGTGCGAACTCGCCTTGGTACTCGGGCAACTACCGCACGTACACGTGGTCTAAGGGCTGCGACCAAGAAGCTCCATACACTGGCACTGGCCCTTGGTCCAGTATTGGCGGCTCGGCGCGCAGTGGCAGCATGGGGTGCCGCAATGGCTGCTACGGTCAGTGGTCGAAGAATGCTGATTCCACGTTCACTTGGGACAGTCTCGATATTGTCTGTCCGGCCGATGAGAAGAACAACTGCGAGGTTCCGCCCAACTCAACGTCCGGGTATTACTGGAATCCGGTACTTAAACTATGCGAACCGCCCAAGCACGAGTGTGCTGGCGGGAAGAACCCGAATTCACTGGGACAGTGCGCTCCTGAACCTTGTCCGGATGGCATGGCTCAGCAGGCGGACGGCACCTGCAAGAAGAAGGATAACGAGTGTCCCGCTGGGCAGGTGCGGTCCCCTGACGGCAAATGCCTGCCCGGCGATGGTCAGTGCGCGGCGGGTGAGGTTCGCGGTCCGGACGGGACCTGTAAGCGCGATCGCGACGGCGACGGCAACCCGGACCCAGTGGACGAAGAGTCGTTCTCTGGCGGTGATGATTGCAGCGCTCCGCCTGCCTGCAGCGGCTCGCCGATCATGTGTGGACAGGCACGCATTCAGTGGCGCATCGACTGCAACACCCGCAAGAACCGGAACATTGCCGGTGGGCTGTGTAGCGCGATGCCGGTTTGTACGGGGGAGAAATGTGATGCCATGGAGTACGCGGGCCTCCTCATGCAATGGCGCTCGGCCTGCGCACTGGAAAAGATGGCCCAGGGCAGCGGCAATACCGGCGACGGCGCCGACGTAAAGGCGATTCGTGACGCGCTGACCGGATCTGGAGGCTCTGTTACGACCCCAGTTGATCGACCTGCGTCAGATGTTTGGTCGCCGAGCAGTGGTCAGCCAACCCGGCCGGACACTTCGGGTTACGGCTGGGGCAGGGGATGCCCGCAGCCACCAGCGATTGAGGTCATGGGTCAAACCATCGCGTTCGACATTACGCCGCTGTGTCGTTGGCTCGGCCTCGGCAGCTATTTCGTTGTCGGCCTCGCAGCGCTGTTCTGTCTCCGTATCATTGCCAGTAGGGATGCCTAACCATGCCAATGCTCATCAGTACGTTGTTGACCGCACTCGCCGCGTTGTTCCGGTCAAAGTGGGGGCCGTGGGTTGCTGAGGCCATGGTTTGGCTCGGCATCTCCTGGGCAACGAATGAGTTCCTTGTAGACCCATGGATCAGCCAGATGGAAGACGCAATGCGTGCCGGCGCACCGGGTGGCGAGTGGGGTGCGTTGGTGGTGTCTTATGCGGGCATCATGAAGTTCGATGTGGCGTGCACGATGATCGCCTCAGCTGTGACGGCAAAGTTCGCTGTCGGTGCTGCGAAGACGTTCCTGACGAAGCGGACCTGACATGCCTATCGAACTGTTCACGGGTCAGCCCGGCAACGGCAAAACTGCGCTCATGATGGAACGCCTCGTTGCTGAGGCAAAAGCGGCGAATCGCCCGATTTTCGCCGTCGGCATTGATGGCCTTGATCCCGGCCTTGCGACCGTTCTCGATGATGCACGACACTGGAACGACAAGGACGCCGAAGGCAATTACATCGTCCCGAACGGCTCGCTGATTTTCGTGGACGAAGCATGGAAGTGGTTCGGACACCTGCACGACGCCACCCGCCAGCAGACGCCCAGGCACGTGCTGGAACTGGCCGAGCATCGGCACCGTGGCTTGGACTTCGTGTGGACGACGCAGCAGCCGAACCAGCTGTATCCGTTCGTGCGTGGCCTCATTGGCGCGCACTCGCACGTGGTGAGGCGTTTCGGCACGAAGATGCTTGACGTCTATCGCTGGGGCGAACTCAACGAGGAAATCAAATCGCTCGCGAAGCGTGACATGGCCCAGCGCACCACGCGGTTGCTGCCCTCGCAGGTGTTTGGGCAGTACAAGTCCGCTGAGGTCCATACGATCAAGGCGCGCATTCCGCTGAAGGTGCTGGCGCTGCCGCTGATGGCCCTCGTTGGTCTTGGTCTCGCCTATTGGGCGTATACGTTGCTACGTCCTTCCGCTGTTACGGGTGTGGCGGACACAAAGGGGACGCAATCGGCGTCAGCCGATGCGGCCCCTGCGTACGCTGGTACCGGGTCGCGAAAGGAAGATGTGCCGCGCTGGCCCTCAGCCGCTGCCTATGCGAAGGACCATCTGCCGCGCATCAGCACCATGCCCTGGACCGCGCCGGTATTCGATGACCGACAGGCGCGATCCGACCCGCAGCTCGTGTGTATGTCATCCATGGAGGGGCTGGACGCGCAGGGCGTGCGCCAAGAGGCGAGCTGTCGTTGCCTCACCGAGCAAGGTACAGCGTATGACTTGAGCCAGCCCGAGTGCCGAACGCTGGCGCGCAACGGGCCTGTCTACAACCCGTATCGCGAGCGGTCGGAGGATCGGCGGGACCAGCGCTTTGAAGCTGCAAACCAACCGCGAAAGGTCGAATCGGTTGGGCTGGCCGGCAGCGTAGTGCAGCACGTAGAACGGCCCATGGGGAGCTTCCCTGAGTCGCCGTCGTTCCCAACCGATAGCTACATGACCACGGCGCCGGGACCGAACAAGCTATGACCAGCAGCGCACGCGAGGTATTGAAGTGGCTGGCCGTCGTTCTTATGACATGCGATCACGTTGCCAAGGTCGTCTACGGTGGCTATGTGCCAGGTCTCAGCGAGGCGGGCAGGGTGGCATTCCCCCTGTTCGCGGCGGTGATGGCCTACAACCTCGCCCAGCCCGGCGCCGACGTGGTCAAGTCCATTCGCAGGCTCGGCATGTGGGGCCTGATCGCGCAGCCCGTTCATGCCTTGGCGTTCGGGTACTGGTTGCCGTTGAACATCCTGCTCACCTTCGCCCTGTGTGCCTCACTGGTCTGGCTGGCCGACCAACGGAGGTGGGTAGGCCTGGCTTTAGCCGCGGCTATCTTGCCCCTGTTCGTGGACTACCAGTGGATTGGGGCAGGGTTCGTATTGCTGGCATGGCTGGCCTTCCGGCGGCGGCAGTACTGGCTACTGGTCCCGGCGTTCGCGGCGATCTGCTGGTTCAACGGCAACCTGTGGTCGCTGGCGGCGATCCCGGTGGCGCTGGGCCTGTCTCGGCTGGTGTGGCCGGTGCCGCGTGGCCGCTGGGCCTTCTACGGTTACTACGTCGCGCACCTTGCATGCATTGGGCTGCTGGCGCCTATACTGCGCCCATGAACCTACGCCGCTACCTCGACGTTCACTACTGGGTTGCCCGATGGATGGATCGGGCGTTCGCGCGCCAGCAGGCGCGCCAGAAGAACTAATCGCTCACGGGCACGTTTCGCCCGGAACGTTCTCCCAGCCCCCAGGAATGCGGCGGAAAACTACACCGCCTACGCATCGCAGCTCCTTGTTTCGTTGTTCCGCCTCAATCCACTTTGCTGCAGCCGCTTGGTGTGCCTTCATTTCGGCGAGGCGAGCTTCTTTTTCGGCTTGCTCTCGGCGCACGCGTATCTGCGCGAGGAGGGCTTCCCGGTCGGAATCTCGTGTGGCCGCAGCCGGCTCCGCTGGTTTAGTCGTGACCGGCGACGCTGCTGGCGCTTTGAATCTCGCATTCCAAGCGTCGCCGGTCTTCAGATGCAGCCAGATTCCTGCAACGGTCATCCCGAGCAGCAGCACGGCCCACAGGCCGAGCCACGGGAACTCCCAGCGCGAGCGCGGGATGGGTTGCAGGTACTCTGGTCGTTCGCGTTCCATACGGCCCCCAAGGCGTCCTGCGCACATTCTAGCCGGGGTGTAGGGGCAGCGCCCCTACGGAAGCGCCTCACACGCGCTGGCGAGGCTTCGGCCCCGGTACCGGCTGGACTGCCGCTGGTGGTTCGGCGTCGGGGCCTGCTATCGCCAGCGATGACCGCTTTTCTGTCCGTCGGCGGACGACTTCCCGGAGATCCACGATTTCAGAACCCTTGTAGGCCAAGGGTTTCCGGCGACGTTGCACCAGGTCTTTTCGTGGCGCAGAGTCTTCCATCAGCCGTCGCCATTCCTGCGCCTGCGCAGCGGTGAGTGACAGCCAGGCCAGATCCTGCGGTTCCAGCTCGCGGCCTTCGGGGGTGACCAGTCGGCCAGCCTTAAACGAAAAACCGGCCCAAGGGCCGGTCAGTTTCCGATCACGCACGATCAGGCTCCATGCCAGAGTAGGAGCCGGGGCCGACGCAAGAAGTGCGCCAGCCAGCCACGCAGCAGAGAACATAATATACATTATGCGAAATCATGGATGGGCCGTGTCCGGGCTTTCGTCTCTTCCGCTGACGAAACAGGTAAATCTGCTATCCAGCGCCACGTAAAAGTGTTATCTGTTCGGCCGCGACGCGCCTTCATAGCCGCGGCATCGACTTCTTGGGCGATCGAGGCCCCGTCAGCGCGACTTTGCTGGTGCCTTGTAGGCGATGTATCTCAATCAGTCTAGCTCTCAGCGAAGCCAAGTCAGCCGCTTCTCGGTCCAGTTCGCGCTCCCAGACGAGCATCTTGTCCAGGAGACTTCCAATTTTGCCAAAGACATCTACAAAGATTTCCCCAGCGCCGCGATTGGGGTCAGCCTTGAGTTCAGCAGCCCACGTCTTTAAAGCAAAGACGATCTCGTCCGCAGTCTGGGCAACCAAGCCGGGAGGAGACTCTTGAGCAACCTCAGCACGCTCAGCGGCAAGTCGATGAATCATGCCAGGCCCGAATTCCTGATACCAAGCTCTGATTCTCCTGGATAGGTCCGGGCCGGATCCACGCCCTCCGAGTGCCTTGCGAACGTTGATGTGATTTGGAGGCACGCCATCTTCCACAAGCGACGCGATTGCCAAGTAGACCTCTTCGTCTGTAACGGGTTTCGCCACGCCCCACCCCCACGCGGTAGTTCCAAGTTTCTGATTCTCCCCCTTTACTTCGCAACCGCAAGTGCGTATGAGCATTCATTTCCCTGATTGGTGGGTACCGAAGGCGACCTCCCCTCTGACGACCTTGCTCCGGCCTCAATGGAGCCATTGTGCCCGCGCTTTGCAGCTATGGCGCCCGCATGACTGATAGGCCAATCTCCATCTTTGAGCGCTGTTCGTTGACAGACGTTTCTGCCGCGCTGAAGCAGAGATTTTGTGTGTCCAGGCAGACATTCTGGGTGGGCGCTGATCTAGAGCAGAGATCTTTGCGCCTTAGTTGCTATGTGGGGCTGCCACTTGCACATCATTTCATGATGCTTCGGCTGGCCAAAGCACGCCCCAGCGCGGATTTTGCATGCCCGGTTGCTCTGGCGCAGGATGCAGCCCGCACTTCGGGGATCAAGCTGAGGCTGTTCTTGAATATTTTCGAATGCAGCCATCGCGCCCGCACTCAAACTGGGCAGCGTCAGATACCATGTGATCTGCACCGGGCGCAGCTGCGGAGTACTCCCTAATGAACGAAACTGATCGGTCGATCATGGTCATCGCCTTGGTCATCGCCGTCTGGGCCTGTTCGTTTACAGGTTGGGCGATTTGGCTGGCAAATAGAGCGCGTCGTAGGAAGATCTTTTGAAGTGAATGAGCGCAGGAGGCGTCGCGACCGCCAGAGGTGATCATTCCGAGCCGTGCCCGTACTTCGGTCACTTGCTTCGCGCATCGACCCTAAGCAGTGCTGGGGACGAAAGGCGAACTCTCCTGACGATTCGCGCTATGAGCGCAAGAACGCGGCAACAGGCTTGAATTCCAAATGGGGAGCATGCCGCTCCCCAATCTCGGCCACCCCGCCCTGCCCTCGGTGCCTGCCACACCGATCGGCCAAAGATACAGATCCGCGGGCGTGCCCTATTCGTGAGGCTTGGGACGTTTTCCCCACAGATCGCCCACAATCTTCTGACTTGCTAGACTCGTGTCCTGTGTGGTCTCCATAGTGCGAGGCGGCTGAATGCACTTCGACACCTTTACGCCCGCTCAACGGATCCTCCAAGATGCGGCTGACGCGCGCCAAACACTTGCTGAGCAATGGCTCACTGCAGCACAGGTCAGTCAGGGGCTTGGCTCTCATGCTCCGAACGGTGGCCGCTTGGTCAGCCAGTTGCGCCGCGCTGGCAAGTTGCTGGGGGTCTACGTCACCAATCCGTCGCCCAGTTACCGCTACCCGCCATGGCAGTTCCTCCCGAGCGGCCAGCCTGTGGACCACCTGGCCGAGATTCTGGCTGTGCTGCGTGAGTTCGGTCCTTTTGAGCATGAGTCAAGCGGACTGCGGCGAAGCACCTATTGGGGGGAAGTCGAGTGGTTTCTGTCGCCGCACGCGATGCTCGATGGTGGAACTCCATCCCAAATGCTGGCATCGGACCCCAGCCGCGTTCTGAACGCCGCATGTGTGGAGTTTCAGGGCGAATCCTGACTATGCCGTTACTGCACTGGAGAGCGTTCAGCGCTGATGTCGGGCAATTGCTCGGTCGGTCTGGGTGGTCATGATCCGCCATATCCCAAAGATCGGTGAGAAGAATCCAGCGGGCGTTTCTCTTGCGCCTTGGGCGAACGCGCGGAGCATTTCTTGCAAGAGGTTCATGGTCGTCTACTGGGGTAATTTTCTTGTAGCTCAACTATAGCGGCGGAGCTCGGCACGCCCAAGTCGGTCCAGCTTCCCGTACGAAAATGAAAGCCGCTATCTGTTCGGCAGATCTGAGGCGTTTCCCCCACGCGCTAGGTCTTCCCTGAGGGCGCCTGTTAGCCATCTTTTCACTGTTTCGAGCGTTTTCGTTTGGGCTGAACATCAGTAGAGATGCGAGCTTCTTCGGATCGTTTGAGTGCCGCCTCTAGCTGCGTCGGCAGATCTCGAAGGCTCGAAATTTGCCCCTCGAGAGCGTCACATCTGCCGCGCAGGATATCCGCAGACTGGGTGGCCGTAGCTGCCGCCGACTGGGCGGCCTGGATATCCTGGCGTAGCTGGTTTTCAAGAGCCCTGTGGTGTTCGGAGGCCTTGCTTAGCTGCGCTTGGAGATCCTTGACCTCCTGACGTGCTCGATCGACGTCGCTCAGTGTCCGATTCTCGACAGATCTGACGTACTCGGTCCAGTCTTCCCGCTCAGATTTCGCCGTCTCTAGGGCCTCATGAAGCCGGATGTCAAGTTGCTGTCTCGCTTCCTCAGTTCGATCGGCTCTTCTAAGCTCGAGGTCTCGCTGCTCTGCGAGTTCTGAGATCTGCAGACGGAGCTGGTCAACCAGCTGCTGCAGCTCTGCAGCTTGTGT